CGACGGACCAGTTCCCAATGAACGCTATCTGATGCAGAACTCAGATCTATGGTGTCCATACTAAGGTATTTGCTACCATGTATAGCACCTAACTGGTTGCGGGTCTGATCACGTAGGTTAACAAACCTACGTATCTTGCCGCGACTGATGGCATCTACCATCCACCTCATTACTTCCTGTTGGAAATACATGAAAGTGTTTGGTTCCATGCATATGGAACGAGACTTGGTTATGTCTTTTGGGACAAACTTCAGTCTAGAGATGTCATGATCTGAATCAGTTTTCGCAGTGCCCATAGCTAAAAGCGATGGGAGTTCCTCGTTCAGTCTAAAAGATGACTGACGAAGAAACGCGTAAGCCAATCTTGGATGAACTTCAAACTTGGTAAGTTTGTCGTAAACATCCTTGATATTACACTCGGCGACTTTGCCAGTCCCAAATTTGGGTAAAAGCAAAGTTGTATCAAGCCGAGGTAACAGCTCGCCGATAATGTTACGCAGTGAGCGTACATCGTCATCGGAAAAGCTAAGCGAACGCAGTCGATCTTCAACCTTAAGCCAACCGCGGAATGCGGTGGCATCCAAGCTACTATCAATATAATCCAGCTTCTTTCCGAAACGGAGGAAGCTAAGGATATATTTTAATAGCAAGGGGTTCCGAGTCCGATACCATGTAAGATACTCTCTGAAAATGGGAGTATTTTTCATGTCATCGCAGAAATTGGATATTGATCCATTCTGGTCGACGCTATAGTGTTCACTGCCTGTTACATGGCAATGACACATTATAAAATCGGCGTACCCGGAGAAAGTCTTTATGGTCTCAACCAGCGATATGCTGGTGAGAGACCTCAAGAATCTTATATAGATTCTAGTGGGTTTATCGCCCATAGACTTTCGAAGTGGACTGTCACTTAGAAACCTAACATATGAGAGGACGAACACTTTGAGGAAGTGATCGTTTAACCCATAGCTAAGCTCTGGGGGAAACGAGATAGAATCAGTAGAGATACGGATTCTACCTCCACTGAGGAGCAGAGTAGCTCCTCTGTGTGACATCTAGCCGTACAGGTTATCGACAACACCACGATTGGTCTTGTCGAGTATACCAAGGTTAGGCACCTTTGTGGTAACACCGTTGAAGGTGAGACCAAAGATTGTGCCCAACATTGCCATTAGTTTGGCTGTATCCTCAGTAGCACCTGGAGTCGACCAAGCCATCGAAACGATGACTGGCTGAGTCTCGGTAACTACAGAATCAACAGTAACGGTCTCAACGGTCTTCAAAGAAATCGAAGTCCGTAGAACGCCACTGGTCTGGTTTACTTGTGAAGTAACCAGAACGGTAGTCTCAAGAGTCGGATCACCAGCTGCGTAAACATACTCAGCTGAAGAACCGTCGGCCTTAGTCGTAAGACTACGCCGGATGAGATTAGCCTGATTCAGGAAATTAACGGCTACGTCGGTAGGTGTACTCGGCATATTTGCGAGTACTACGGTCGTGGTCATGTTCTTTTGCCTTTCGCAAAAAGACTGATCGCCTATCAATATAGGCGAGGGCTAAATACGCATGTCAGGTGAATAACTGCCATGCTAGTGCCCCAGCGGTCACAGGATTTGGACCACTAGTCGCTAAGAAATCAAAGCGACTATCACGGAGCCTGGGCATATAGACGGATTTCTCGCGTTTATATGCAGAAATATAGAATGGTTTATCTACGGATACATTCTTCAGGCCGAAGCCATCCAAACTTTCAGTAGATGGATAATAGGCTAGTCTGTACGAGTTTAAGCACCAATTGGTGCGAAAACACATATAGGCTAATTGCGTATCAAGCAATTTTAACCTCTTATTCATTCCTGTAAACCAATCTACCACGAAAGAAAATGGAATTATCTCCCAAAGACGCGATAGCGTAGGTAATAAACCAACGCTATTAGCCATCAGGATAGATTCCATGAGGGTCGAGAGATCTTGTGAAATAGAGATCTTCGATCTAGTCATGATAAGGAGCTTGCCATCATTATAGGGATTTTGCGCGAGAGGAATCTCGTACGTAAAGTCTCCATAAATAATGTAGTCATCCTTCCTTGTCAGAGTCCTTAGGTAACTATCAATGTCACTACCAACGAGCTCATCAAGAGCGCGTTTGGCAGGGGCTTGAGAGAACCTGAACCTCAAGATCTCACCGCTAATATAGTCGATAAGATCCTTTAGCGCACCCAAGTCGCCCCTTTCTAATCGAGTGATTAGTGAGGGTAACTGAGCAAGTTCTGGCAGAAGGTCTAGAACACTGCTTAGTTTCTGGAGGGTCTGAATATGGTTAGTACTCAGGGCCAGCAGATGCTTATTCAAGGCATCAGCAGAGCTCAAGAACGCGGAAGGCCTAATATCCCTAATAAGAGCGTCAAAAATGCCCTTATGAAGGTCAGTTCGCCTATTAAGATGTCGCCGATCGGCGAATCTATAAGAGACGAAATTAGGCACACTATCGGCCTCGTATTGAAGGAGGCCGCCATCAATGCTCGCACTGACAACACCGATTCTTGGACGGGAGGGACCTACAGT